ACTGAGGAAACTCGTGTTCGTCACATGGACTATGGTGTAGTTCTCAGCGCATTCTTTTGGAAGCGTTTCAAGAACAAAGAGAATATCACATTCTTTGACCCAAATGAAGTGCCTGATCTTTATGAAGCATTCTATCAGAATACTAAGCGATTTGAAGAACTTTATGTGAAGTATGAAAAGCGTAAGGATTTGCGTAAGAAGGTAATGAGTGCTGAGGAAGTCTTTAAGGGAGGCATTCTCAAGGAACGCACTGACACTGGTAGAATATATCTAGTGTTCATTGACAATGTTATGAATCAGGGACCATTCGACCCTGAGTATCATACAATTTATCAATCAAACCTCTGTGTCGAGATCCTTCTTCCCACAAAGTCATTCAAGCGTCTAGATGATCCGGCAGGACGAATTGCACTTTGTACCCTCGGGAGTATGAATTGGGGTGCATTTAGAAACCCAGAAGACATGCGTAGAGCATGTCGTATTCTATTGCGTAGCTTGAACAACATTCTTGACTATCAGGACTTCTTGTCGATTCAGTCTAAGTTATCAAACGATGAGATTAGACCAATCGGTATCGGCGTTACTAATCTTGCATACTGGCATGCCAAGCGTGGATACAAGTATGGCGAAGCAGAAGCACTACAAGATGTAAAGAGTTGGGCAGAACATCAAACATATTATTTGATGGAAGCAAATGTTGAACTCGCTAAAGAGCGTGGTAAGTGCTTAGACAGTGATAAGACTCGTTATGGTAACGGAATCTTCTCTTGGGAGCTTCGCTCAAATGGATCTAACGAACTAGCTGACTTTACTCCTGAACTTGAATGGGAAACGCTTCGTGCGGACATGGTAGAGTACGGGGTGCGTAATGCTACAGTTGGCGCAATCGCTCCAGTAGAATCAAGTTCAGTAGTTATCAATTCTACTAACGGAATTGCAATGCCAATGAGTTTGATTTCTGTAAAGGAATCAAAAGCAGGGTCGTTCATTCAGGTTGTCCCAGAATATCAGAAACTAAAGAACAAGTATCAACTTATGTGGGACCAAACAGATTGTGTAGGTTACCTCAAGACCTCTGCTGTTCTTGCTGCTTACATGGACCAGTCAATTAGTACTGATACTTTCTATAACCCTGCTCACTTCCCTGATCGTAAAGTTCCGACTACTCTTATCGCAAAGAACTTGATGCTTGCTCATAAGTGGGGAATTAAGACTCTCTATTATAGCTTGATTAACAAGAAGGGTTCTAAAGAAGAGGAAGATGAAGCGCCATTAGAAGTTATAGACTTCTTTGAAGACGATGGTGATTGTGAAAGTTGTAAGTTATAATGTTAGAAACAATTTGCGATATTTTAAAGGATGCCTATGCTCGTAACTGGATTACTAGCCGCGACGGCAATATCAGTATTCGTCATCATGATAGAGACCACTTCTATATCACTCCTAGTGGTGTAAGAAAGCAAACACTACAGCCCGATCAATTCAAAAAGATTGGGCTAATAGATACCGGTACTGAAACAATTTGCAAGATTCTACCATACACTGCTATCTCTAGTGAGTTACAGCCAAGCGGCGAATTGCCATTGCACTTCGGCTTGCTCAAAGCATTGGGCCAGCATAATGATGATATTCGTGTTGTAGTGCATGTGCATCCTACATACTGTGTTGCTGCAATGCACGCCGGTATTAACTTGAATGAGTTAGTGACACATTTCCCTGAACTAGGCAGGTACACTAGAGTTGCTCCTAATGTAGGCGATGTTCCGCCTATCAGTGAAGAACTTGCTACACAGTGTCATAAGAACTTAGGTCTTGACAGTGAAGGCAACATTGCTTACGACATTGTAGGAATTAAAGGGCACGGAGTAGTTGCAATTGATACTACACCTTGGCGAGCATATGAACACATTGAGCGCCTAGAACATATTTGTAAAATCGTATTAGCATCGGGGAATTATTAATGAGCAAAAGTCAATATAATCTAGCAACAAAAACAGACTACCTTAATCGCAAGATGTTTCTTGACCCTGCAGGACCTGTAACTATTCAGCGTTTTGAAGAAGTCAAGTACCAGAAGCTACAGAAGATTGAACAATCGGCTCGTGGATTCTTTTGGGTTCCAGAAGAAGTCAATCTTTCTAAAGACGCAAATGATATGAAGGATGCTAGCGAAGCCGTTGCGCATATCTTTACTAGTAATGTTCTTAGACAGACTGCGCTTGACAGCTTGCAAGGTAGAGCACCGGCACAGGTCTTTACTCCTGTTTGCTCTATCCCCGAACTTGAAGCCATCATGAGCAACTGGAGTTTCTTTGAAACAAACATCCACTCTCGTTCATACAGCCACATCATTCGCAACATCTACAATGTTCCTAAAGAAGTGTTTAACACGATTCATGATACTCAGGAAATCATTGATATGGCATCAAGTGTCGGTGAGTATTATGATAAGCTACATGCTCTTAATTGTAAGAAAGAACTTGGAATAGCTGTAGCCGAACAAGAACATATCAATGCGATTTGGCTAGCTCTACACGCAAGCTACGCACTTGAAGCATTCCGCTTTATGGTATCATTTGCTACAAGTCTCGCAATGGTCGAAAACAAGATGTTTATGGGCAATGGTAACATCATCAGCTTGATTCTACAGGACGAACTCTTGCACAAAGAGTGGACTGCGTGGATGATTAATCAGGTTATCAAAGAAGACCCTCGTTTTGCTAAGGCAAAGGTTGATTGCGAAGTAGAAGTTCGTAAGATTTACGAAGATGTAATTCGTGAAGAAAAAGAGTGGGCAGCGTATCTCTTTAAGAAGGGTCCAGTCATCGGTCTCAATGAAAAGATTATGATGGATTTTGTTGACTACAACTCAGTAGACGCTCTTAAGCAGATTGGCATTAAGTATTGGAATCCAGCTCCGAAGACTACTCCTATTCCTTGGTTCAACAAGCATATGGATACTAGCAAGAAGCAGACTGCACTTCAAGAATCAGAATCAACATCATATGTAATCGGAGTGATGAGCGATTCACTAGATTACGATGAACTACCGAATTTATAAGGAGAAAAAGAATGAAAGCAATTGTGTGGTCAAAGGATCACTGCCCCTATTGTGTACAGGCAAAGACACTTCTAGAACAGAAGGGTATTGAATACGAAGAAAAGAAGATTGGTGAAGGGTATACTAAGGAAAACTTGCTAGAAGCAGTACCAAATGCCCGCACTGTACCACAGATTTTCCTCGACGGAGAACTCGTCGGTGGATTTACAGAACTTCGTGCTAAGTTTTTAGCAGAAGCAGCATAAGAAAGAACAAAGATGACTATTAAAATTGGAGAAACCTATACATTCAAGCTTACGAGCGGTGAAGAAGTTGTAGGAAAAGTTACTGAAATTGAAAACCATATGGTATCGTTAAAAGACCCAGTATCAGTTGCCCCCGGTCCTCAGGGATTGGGATTGATGCAGAGTATGTTTACCGCAGATCCGAAGGATCCTGCGAGATTAAATATTAATAATGTAACTATCTATGCGTTAACCGACGATTCTGTGAAAGCTAAATACATAGAAGCAACTACTGGTTTAGTTGTTCCGGATAAGAAGTTAATTTTAGGATAACCAATGAAGCTGAATCCAAAAAAGAAAATCGCAGATAGTATCAACAAAGTAGGAAATCTTATTCCTAAGGCTAAAAGTGTATTTGCAGGCGGGGCACCTGTACCTTTAAATATTGGATCATTAATTTCAAAAGCGGGTGTTGCTAAACTTAAAAACACTTTGCCCCCGTTTGTTAATCCTACGGTATTGATTGAGGGAGCTCCTATGCTGGGACTTCCCTCAATCCCTTCTGTATCAGATTTAAAAGGCAGATTACCTAAATTACCTAAGATTGATTTTTAATAGATGGCTGACACAGGAAAAAATAGTCCATTAGGAGTAAATGTAACCGGAGATTACATGAATAATACTGGATTCAACATTAATCCAGTTGCACAATCCTATATGGGTACGAGTAAGAAAAATGACTCATATAGTTTTGGATCTTGTGTTAGTGGAACATGCTTACGATTATTAACTTGGGCAATCAACGATGCCTATACTAGAGGAGTAGTTCTAAAAACTACTGCCGGATCAAGTGTATATGATAACCTTATTTCGATAGGATCTTCAACTATTCCTGGATTAGGCAATAGTTGTCCTCCCACATATATTCCTCTTGATCCCGCAAATGTTTGGGCAAGACCCACTACCTCATCTACTGCCCCATCACTTGCAGAACAATTCGGAAGACAATCAGGCTATTCTAGTGCATTGCCGGGACCAGCTACATCTGGGTATGGTAACTATGATGGTTCATATGGTGACCCTTTGCAAGGATATGGGGTAACGGATCAAAAAGAAAGTGCTACTTGGTATCCATATAATATGGTAAATCCCAATCATAGCATCACGCAATGGGGATGGATTCGTAATCATGCTCTACAAGCTTGGAATGAATTCAATTGGAACGGTATTGTAGTTGATTCTAGTGATGCTACTCTACCCTCATATCTACAAGGATATCAGGTACCTGACTATAGTGAGTTTTTAGCAAGTGTTACTGTAGGTCAAAGCTATATCAGTCAAACTAATCAGTCAATATTAGCTACTGCAAATGCAAACACCTTCTTAGATGGCACATATAGTAATATGAATGATCTTATTAGTGGTGACATAACAGGAGTTAGTTTATCTACTACTAATTTAGGAACTGATTTAGAGAATCTAGGTATGGCATTAGACCTGTCACATATAGATTCTTTTGGATTACCATCAAATCTGTTACGCACCTTAGGGGCACAAGGTGCAATCTCACAAGATTTGAGTCTTGTCCTATTAGCATCAGGCTTATCAAGTACTGATATTTCAGAAATCGCCGAAGGCGTTATATTAAATCCTACGCAAGAACAAGAACGCCAAATATACGGCGCTTTCTTGATGATGACCGGCGAAAATTTAAATGCAATCATTTCTCCTATTCAGTGTAGAACTCAAGGATTGCAAACCTTAGCAGACTTGCTAGATGTACAGAAAATGTTTCCGAACAGTTTCACTACACTAACAGTCCCGATGTACAATGCTGACGCCGGACCTACAAACAGTAAAACTTATTATTTGTTATATACGAGTGGCTCGGTCAATCCTGCATTAAGTTCTCCTGCAATGAAAGAGTATGTAGGAACTCTTGTACCTAGTGGTGCTCCTCCTATATTTGAAACAAGTACTTCTCCAAAAAATTATAGAGATATTCCACAAGGATTTGATTCATACCTGAATAGCATATTGCCGCCTAGTCAAGCTATTGCAGCAGGCGCATTGTCATTTACTCTTCGGCAAATTAGAAATATTGAAAATTTTGATATTATGCAGTTTGCTAAAGTGGTCAAGGGTATTGAAAATGTTTCTAACTTACCTTTAGTTGCCGGTACAAGTAAACCGACTAATCAACAAATGATAGACCAAAGTATAGCAAAAGGTTCGTTAGGCACTGGTCCATATGGTAGTTATACTATGAGTGATTTGTTTGGATGCATGTCAGGTCTGCCTTATCCTTGGAAATTGATTAAGGATAGAACTAATCAGTTAGAAACACCCAAATTGTATAATATCTACAATCAGTTATTCTTAGCAGTAACTTGGGAAGCAGCAACAGTTTCAGTGCAATATACCACTTA